GTTTCCCAGTCACGATCGAATGAGTAAGATGACGTTGCTGAACGCGCATCGAGGAGCGTTCAATGTGTGGCATGGGGACCATTGCGAATTGGTCAGTACGGGCAGATTTATTGCGGAAAGACATAATAACTCCTTAATTAATATTTGGGATCGTATTCGATATGGATGTGGGTTACTTCAAAGATGACATCAAAATTGGAGCCTAAGGCACTCTTAATATTGGATATAATCAGGGGGACATCAGAAGCTTGTAAATCGCGGGTGCGAATATCAACAGCAGAGCCGGCGTAATGCAGAGAATTAGTCTTATGCTTTCCGTCAGATACAGACGTAATAACGAGTTCATAACCAAAGCCCTCAAAGATAGAGTGAACGGCAAGCAGCCCCAGAACAATCTGGGGCTGCAACTGAGCGAGTTTTACACCTTGTTTGAAGGACAACATTATTTGAGGTCCTTTTTATGTTTGGCGACGATAATGAGGCCAATGGTGTTTAGGATGGTCATGAAAGCATCCCAGTTTTGAGCAAGAAAACCCATAACCCCTCCCCTACTCTTGAGTTTGGACAGGATTTTTGAGGGACGAAGCGTGAGAAATTTGCTTCGGAATATCATAACGGTTAATAAGGCCAGTAGCTTGGTCATAAGTACCGAGTTCGTAGAGGGTGAAGTCCTTGGAATGATAGTGGAGCATGTTGCCTTCACGAGGGTTGTTGACCTCGTCTTGGAAGGAACGGAGGGCGATGCCCACATGTTGAACGACGAAAGGATTGCCGAAGGTATCAGCAGCCGAATCACGAACAGCGAAGATTGAAAGAATTGTCATTGGAATAGTCTCCTAAGTTGTTAATTAACAACAGGAATTCCATACTACCTATTATAGGACTATCAGGGTAAATCAGTAAGTTAGACTAATTTGCGCTGCAGTTTTAAGGCATTAGCATGGGCAACCTGTTCTTTGACGATTAACCTTTCAGGCGTATTGTCGTCAACAGACAATTGAGCTTTTTTTAAGCGATCAGGTTTTATTTTTGTGTCTAGTGTATATTCGCCACAGTCATCAATGCGGGCGAAAAGTTTGTCATAATAGCGAGGAACAGCGACAGGTTTAGAGTTAATGATAACATGGTCATGAGGAAAAACGTCAGTTTTATATTTTTTGAACCAAGTGGCCCCTATTCCAGGCTTGAGGGACATTTTATTGAATTCAGGCTTGCGCCAGTATATTTCACCGGTGAGAGGATCGAGACGTTCATAATGTAGATCGGCAGCATCACCGGTAATTTTTTTCATACAGTAACGAGCGACATAAGCAGCAGACTCGAAAGTGAAGTCACCGACCGATGAATAGCCAAAAGGCCATAGTTCTTCGAGAATTTTAGAGCGATATATGAGAGAATTTGAAGGAGTGCGAGCAAGGAAATCGCGATCGGGGAAGTTAAAGCCAAATAGAATGGCGTGGAAGTGAGGACGTCCAAAGTTTTCTCCATATTCTCCCGCCATATAGAAGCGGATTTTTGAGGAAGGAAAGCGTTTACGTAAACGCTTCATGAATTTTTGAAATTCAGAGTAGATAAGATCAGCGCCAGAATCCCTGCGGGAATGTATCCAAGTAAACGGAGCGTAAGTGAGAGTAATGAAGCAATTGTCATGATGCATTTGCGCTTCGTGAGTACAGCGGATAGCCCATTTGCGAGACTTATCAAGGCGACACCCAATACAACGACCACAGGGTAGTTTAAAATCGGGGGTTGGTTGACCGCATAGCTTGGGATTGTACGTTAAGAGTGGTTTTTTTTCCGTGGGATGATGCCATGCATCGAGAGGATGGTAACATGCCATGATAGGTCCTGCCATGTGAGACGGATACCCCCAAGCGCTGCTTGTGTGATGTGGCACCACAGCGCATGGGGATATCCTGCGCTGAGTTAAAGTCGAATGCCACCGCGGAAGCCATAGCCGGGCATATTGATTGCCTTGGTACGAGAGTCAGTGCGATTGAAATTGCGAACAGACGACGATTTATTAACAGGACGACGAGATAGTGGTTTCATGAGTTTTACTCCGTTGTTTAGTTAGTGGTGTCACCTAGCACCATTACATCAAGTAAAGAATGGTGCAGGAGGAGGCTTACGCCCCCTCCCCTCCCCCGTCGTTGTTAACCGCTGCGGGAGACGGATTCGCAGCTGGGGGAGTTTGTTCAGCGGGTTTTACCGCTATACCAAGGTCATATAATTCCTCGATATTTTCAGGATTGTTAACGAATTCGAGGAACTTCCCGGGGTCGTTCTCGAATCTAGCGCGCAGACGCGCATCGAGTTGATTGAAGGCTGAATTAGCAGCCGTGATAGTGTTGAGAGCCTCGTGATACGAGGTAGGCATATTAGTGAAGTCCCCATATTGAGGTTGAACCTTAGAGAGAGCGACAGAGATATCTTGTCCACGACGAACGCGGTCCATAATAAAGTTTGGATCCGCTTGTTCAGTGAATTGTTGTTGAGTGAGCGACGGCTCAGTAGACATAAAGCCAGTCATGAGAGAGTAGAACTCAGAGAGACCGTCATCAGGGTGACGGTATTTGGGTAGAGGCAATTGAATTTCATGCAGATTAAGCATAGCCTCAGTGAAGTCATAGGGTTGCCCGAATTGTTGGGCAACGAATTGGATTTGTAGATCAAGTTGTTGAGATTTAGACATAATAATAGGCTCCTTGAAGTTAGGTTATTTGAAAAGACCAGAAATAGGATTAAGACGACCGGCGGAATCCATTAAGCGGTCGAAATGAGAAAGCTTACGGGCCATCCATGAGGAGGATGCGCCTACAGTAGCGGCTTGTCTTGCAAAGGCTTGTTTGTTTAAGGCTGTATCTGTATTTGCTTTTTGAGCGAAAGCAGAATTAGCATTGGCAGAGGAAATAGCAGCAAGAGTATCAGCTTGTATTTTTCGTTTTTGTTCACGGATATTTTCATTTTCAGCCTCCATATTTTCGACTTGAGCCTTATTAAGGCGAGCCGACATAGCAGTATGCACAGCAGAGCCAACAGCATTTTGCATTGTAGCTTGCGCGCCAGAACCAGAACTAGCACCACCATTTGTGTATGCAAGCATAGGGTTGAGTCCAGCGGCTTTTAGATCAGCAACAGCGCGTTGATAGGCAGTACCAGTTTGATCGGCTTGGAATTGACGGTTAGCAGCAGCCTCAGCGGAATTGGCGTTATTATTCATAACGCCGCCAAGAAGATCGAGACCGCCGGAGATAAGACCGCCAGAAGCGAAATTACCTACAGATGATACGATTTTACCAATACCAGAAAAGAGACCCATAAGTACCTCTGAGAGAAAGAGTTTCCCCCATTGTCCAAGAGGACAACGGGGGCCCGATTAGATACGCATACCCATGCCAGGGACAGAGTGAACCGGCATGCAGCGAGCCATAGTGATATCGAACAGACAGTCAGCAATAATTTGTTGACCGTTAGCAGAAGCACCGACAGCGAGAACGCGGGAGAGAGGTGGAGTATCCTGAATGAATGCGTCATTCAGAGCAGGAAGCGAAGTAAAGCGCTGGGCAAGATGCCAGCCATCGATGGCGCCGGTAGTGGTAGATTTGAAGAGGCCAGAGATACGGCTGGGTTTGAAGCGATATTCAGCCCAAGCCTCTTGGAAGCCATAAGTAAGAAGATCTGCAGCAGAGCCATCACAGTAGATTTCATCGTTACGGACAGCTTTTTCACCAAGATGAGCGAAGACAGGATCGTAGTGGTCGTAACGAGTAGAACGGGTCCACATGCGGTGGAGCCCTTGTTGATAGGTAAGATCGGCACGGACGTTGGCAAGGCCGATGATTACACCGTGTTCGGTGAAAGATTGAGAGAAGCCAGTGCCAGAATCGACAACAGTAGCGATACCGGAGAGAGTACCGAGAGGAGTAGAACCGCCTGTAAGGCCAGTTTGGCCAGTTTGAGCAATAGGATTGACGTTGATAGCCTGAGTGCCGCCGCCGAGATATTCAGGGCGTTGTAGACGGGCATCAGGAGAGGTAACACCAAAGTGAGATTTAACATACTCGATATAACGAGTGCCGCCGCGAGCATCAAGCTCGAGGAATTGTTGAATCATGATGGATTGACGAAGCTGGTTGATAAGAACACCACCAGCGGTAGTGAGATCAGCAAAGACAGCCGGACGAATAGTTGTTCCGTTAGTGTTACCCGTGGCGGTCCATTGGAAGCCTACGTTGTTACCTGTTGCATAAGGCGTACCGGCAGGAATAGTAGCACCGGCAGAATCATAGTTAACGCCGGGAGTGGTACCGATGCCTGCGGCATTAGAGAAAAGACCCTTAATAGGGGCATTACCAGCAAGGGGAATAGAGACACCAGTAGAGCCTTTTTGAGGCCAAGGGAGACATGATGTAAAGTAGTCGTAACGCTTACCGCGACGACGAAGAACATAGTTTGTAGATGGAGTAGCGTCAGGACCATCACCAGTATCGAAAGTGATGGAGTTTTGAAGGTTCTGATCACGGAACCATTCATTGAAGATAAAGTTATAAGCACGGGTAGCCCATGCAGCGTGGGATTTGGTATTAGCACCGAGCATTGGAGTGGTAGGAAGACCGAGATAATCTTGGAGAGATAAAGGAGCGTAACCGCCAGCAGGCGAGACCTGTTGAGGGATTACGAAAGAGATAGAATCGGAAGGGTTTGCTTGTTCACCCATGAACTTGCGGAAGTTGGTCCAGAGCAAACGATAAGGGACATAGAAATAGAAAGTATCGAGATAGAGATTGTCCATGATAGGATAGATCGGCGTAGACATACGACCGTAGATAGTATGGCGAAGATTGAAAGTATCGCCGGGGAGAACGTCGAGATCGACGTAAATAGGAACAAGAAAGCCAGAATCGAAAGTAGTAAGATGACGTTGCTGAACGCGCATCGAGGAGCGTTCAATGTGTGGCATGGGGACCATTGCGAATTGGTCAGTACGGGCAGATTTATTGCGGAAAGACATAATAA